AATTGATCTTTATATTAAATAAAGCACCGTTATATTGCCAATAGAATTGTCCGTTTGAGCCGACACACATAGTAAGTATAATCATGCCTTTGCCTAAATTTAAATAGGTCGTGAAGTCTGTTTCACCTTTTTTGGAAAAGCGGCCGTATAATTTAAATTCTTTGCCGAGACTATCAGTGTCTGTCATGTTGTTATAAATAATAAGCTTGCAGCCGACAAGCGAAAGAGCTTGTTGGATTTCTTCATCGCTATCTCCGTAAGGTGGTAATTGCCAATATTTGTAATATTTTGAAGTCTTGTTATTTCCGTCTGTTTCAGTTACCGTTTCGGGCAAACTATTGACATAGATGATGCTTGATAAATTGGGGATTATAGGGTAAGCATATTTATTGTATTTAATAGTTCCCAGCCCCGATGTACTTTTAACCCTTAATTCAAGGTAGTCAGCCCAATTACTCGTGTTAATTACCGTTACCGAGTTAAGCTGCATACCCGTTGTAATGCCGTTAAATACACCTTGGTCAGCATATATTGTGCCTTTAAAGACGCCTTCATCGGCATATACTTTGCCTTTGAAGTAGTATTGTTGGTGTACGGGGTCGATTGCGACTTTCAGTATGTTGTGGTCTAATGCGTACAGACCTACGACTGTATTGCCACCTATCTGCAATCCGTTGGACGACATAAAGCACCCTGTATAAGTGTTGTCAATCTCTTCTTTCTTGCCGAAGAACGCGTTACCACTTGCGATGTAATTGTCACCGCTCATGGTGTAACCGTTGAAGGCTTTCATCCAGTCGGGCAAAGAGACGGCTTTTTTGTCCATTTCGTTTAAGCACCAATCGGAAGCGGTTTTGCCCACTTCGAGCTTTACTTGATTGATAGCAATGAAGTCACCGCTTGTGCCTATTGTTGCTCTGAATAGCAATATAGGTGAGGAGTAAGTGCCGTCCGTGCGGACGCGGAATGTGTAGATGTGTCGCACCCATTCTGCGGTTAGCTCCCATGTATGGCTTCCGTCATTCTTAAATGCAGTTTCCTTCACTCCGTCAGCCATTGGCATATCTGCGCTTGCATCAGACAAGACGCGTCCTCCATAATCATATACGTATGTGTTGAGACTACCCGATCCACGTGCGTAGAAAGAGAGTGTGTACCATTGTCCCGACATGATTGTTGAGCCTAACGATTGCGAATAGAAGTCAAAATCGCGTTCACTGCTTCGCCATGCACACAAAGAGTTGATACCACAGAACGTTTCCATGTTGGAAGGTGTAGCCATGCGAATAAGCTGCGCATCATTCTGAATGTAGCCGTCAGCGGTTAATGCTGAGCCACCTCCGTATGGTCTACCCAATGTGACCATTGAGATGTCTGCTTGCGCGCCACTTGACAATCGTACAAGTACATACTTTGTACCGCTAAGGCTTGACTTCGTGCAGAATGCGATGTAATGACGTCTCCACGTTGAGGTCAACGCAAATGCGACTCTTGCGTCACTTGGAGAGCCTTTTGCGTCTCCGTCAACGTAAATCGTTTGTTCGTTAGTGTCGGGATAACAATATACGGTAGCAATACCAGAGCCACGCATTGTAATGCCTATAACGTACCACGTCTGAGGGCTGAGCAACTTTGTTACATCATATCGGAACATGTCCGTCTGTGTTGATACCGAAGCAGAGAGCATATCCGTATCGCCCACCGCTGCTCCCTCATTCAGCGTGCCGCTAATCGTGGCGAGCGATGAGCGGAAATTGAGCCACGTGCCAGCATAGTTCTCCGCCTTTGGAGCAAAGTCGGTATGTACGAGTAAGTTGTTATGCAGGCTTGTCCCGTCAGCTCCGTCTTTTCCGTTCGTACCGTCCTTACCATTCCAAACGACAGGAATAGTTTTTTGTGCTACTTCGACTTCGCTGACGTATAGTTTAAACTCTATTCGTGTTGCGCTGGTTGCTACGAGTGTTACGGTGTCACCAGTACCTGCTTGTGCAATAGTAGTGCCGTCAGATCCATATACGGCCCACCTCATTACACCTCCTGTAAACTTCGTAGATTTTAATCCTTGCGTTCGGTAGGCTTCAACGGTAATCGTCTTTTGGCTATAAGAGGGTGTCGCATCGCCTTTTTTTGTTCGCGATATTGACCCAACGGGAGCGAGAATGTAATAGGCAGCTCCGTCATCGCCTTGTGGGCCGCGAGGGCCTTGTATTCCGTCTAAACTTTTGTAATAGATAACTTCTGTTGCGATAATGTTTCCATTTTTATCAATCGTTTTTCTCCAAACGTACGAACCTTTTGGAATATTAGTTGGGAACATATCACTCCATGTTCCATTTGGCTCAATAGTATCAGAAGTGCTTGTAGCATATTTGTATGTATAAGTAGGTATCTTTCCGTCCTCGCCAACATAACCAATCAATTCTGTAATAACTACTTCTCCACTACTATTCAATGTCTGTCTCCAAATGTACGTTCCCTTCTCAATGTTTGTTGGGAAAGTGTTACTCCAACCCCTACTCGGTTGTTGTGTACTTGATGTGTTCGTAGCATATTTGTATGTATAAGTAGGGGTTTTTCCGTCTTCGCCAACATAACCAATCAATTCTGTAGCCACGACTTTTCCGTCACTATCTTTTGTGCGTTTCCAAATGTACATACCTTGTGTAACATTTGTTGGAAACGTACTGCTCCAATCTTTAGTAGGTGCTGTCGTTCCCGATGTGCCTGTAGCGTATTCGTACGTGAATGTTGGTATCTTTCCGTCTTTACCTACGAAGCCAATCAGTTCCGTAGTTTCAGTGCCGTCTGGATAGAATGTGCGCTTCCAAATGTACTTGCCTTGCGCAATGTTGGTTGGGAACGTACTGTCCCAGCCACTATTCGGGGCGGTAACTCCATTGTCACTAACGGCCCATTTGTAGGTCGTTTGGCTCTGTGCGCCCCATTTGATAACGACATTGCTACCTATAGTCACTGTTCCTTTGCCGTCATAGGAAATCGCGCCCTTACCCAGTTCAAATGTGCCGTCAGGGTTAAGAGTGTAATGCACTTCACCTTTTTCCGATTGCGACATTACACGGCCATTCTTGCTATATAGGCCGAAGCCACCATTTGGTAAGTCTCCACCAAGGCGACAAGCTAAACAACCGTCAAAAGACTTAGTATGAATGCCTGTAAGAATATCAAGGGCAGGTTGCCCATTTCCGTTAGCATGAATGTAGATTGCGCTTTGTCGCGTTTTATCTATTTCGTTACCATACTGCACGATTTCATCTCCAGCCGAAGGTAACGACATAGAAGATGTGCTTTCGCTTACATTGTCTGCTTTCGTGCCGTTGTCTTGATTGATAACACCTTTAAATTCAGATTTGCTTATAGCTAAAACATTTTGATGTCCATTTCCATTATCTCCCAAAAAATTAACCTTAACCCAATAACCTTTTAGCCCATTGCCAGTCCAACGTTGACAACGGATAAAATCTTTCGCTGCAAAGCCGCCATATCCATGCGTTTCTTCGCCCTCCATGATAAGGTAGTAATTAGTACTATCTGATTGCACTTCCTTTACCTTACCGCACGCTTGGCTGATGCCTAATGAGCCACAGATAGCACGTATTTGGTCTATAATTAGTTCATGTGCAATAAGGCTCTCACGAATTTTCAAACTATCCAATTCAAGGATATATTTTCCATTCGCGTCTTCTTGCATTTTCCAACCATACCCACCAAAATCGGACATATAGTGTTCAGCCATTTCTGGCACTTTTTTGCCGAGGGCATTCAGCACAAAATTACCTGTTGCTTTTGCCGAGCCTATAAATCCGTCAAACCATGTTGATAAAAGTCTTGCCATATTTTTATTTTAATAATATTCGCAAATTCCGTCCGCTGCTGTTGCAGTTCCGTTATTAGAACCTTTAGCACTAATCCCAGACAGGAAGTTTATATTACCGAAAGCATTTTGGTCTTTCTGTTTTGACAGAAATTCAAATTGCGCTCTCAATGCAGAATAAGTATTCGAATCACTTGCTTCTGTTTTATCTTGTCTCTTGATTAGATATACAGAACCTCCTCCACTTGTTGTCTGTCCAAGATACTGCAATCCTTGTGTTCCTATCGTAGGAGATGTCCCACTAATTTGCTTTTCTAAATCTCCAATGCGAGAATATTCGGCCTTCTCACCAACTTTGTAGATAGGACTATCGAAAGGTATATCCATTTTCTTTTCGTAACCAATAACACGTGATGCACGTTTACCAGAACGAAAGAAAGCACCATTATATAACGTTATCCGTCTTCCAAGGTCAAAATCCCATGTCATATCAGGATTAAGTTCTTTTCCGCTGTTATCTGTGGTTATTTCGTTTCCGTCTTTGTCTATTAGGTGAAAACCATTCTCATCAACAATAAACGTTTCAATATTCCTTCCGTATGCAATATCACTGAATAGCGTACATTCATACGTATTCGGGTCTATTGCCATTCTCTTTAATTCTTTTGCAGTTTCCTTTGCAAGCTCATCTTGTGCATTCTTTATAAGCCTTTCGTCAAGTCGCGTAACATCCCAACCTGTCAGAATAAATTTATCACCAACCTTTGGGTGCATTGCCCCATTGGGTAACATCAAGCCACCATCAAATTGTTGTCTTAGAATGCGAAAATATGTATGCTCAACGACATTCGTATTATCTTTTTCAGGAGGTGTTTCGCTTGAATTATATTCTGTTTCAAAAGTGAGGCCAGTGAGTGCTCCCGATTGAAATTTAATCTTCATATTTTCTCCGTTTGGTAGCTGCCATTCTTCGTTAAACGTGAAATCTGAGGTCTGAATGTAGTACTCAGTGTATTTTTCTCCTGTTGGTGTCTTACCGTCATCACTCATTACGTTTTGCAGCTTGTCATTTACTTTCGTAATAGTTGTTTTTGTCCGTGGATATATATCATCGAAAACAAGAACTTTTTCAACAATTTCAGCATCGTTTTTCGGTGTTTCTATATCAATATACCCTGGACTTGCAAGTGGCAAATGAGTTTCTGACATTTGTTTAATGGTTTCGGCATTTTGACTGTTTGCTTTAAACCACCATGAAGGCAATTTGTTTGTTATAAGGTTTTTGATGCGATACTTATCGCCTTGCTTAGGCAATGCTGTTTCACTGTCTTCCCACCTAAAATTAAATTCACCTACCTTTGTTGAGAATATTGCCGAATCACTTGCACTTTCAATACCATTTGCATTAACGTTTGCAAGTAAAGAATGTATCTTGTAGTATTCAGCACTTGTTCTGATACACAATTTTGTACCTTCAGAGACTGTAATTTCACCTTTGTAGTCATCTGAATACAAAAACACTAAATCAATTAAGATGTAACACTTTTGTTTCTTTGTTATATCCAATTTATCGAAAGGAATATATACAATAGCATTTCGATATGTTCCTTTAGGGTCAATCAATATCTTTTCATATTTAATTGTAGACTTATAATATTTGCCGTCACTTTCTTGATGATATAAATAAATAGTTGCTCCTATTCCGTTAATTGTAGGCACTTGATTATAGCCGTTTCTTTCGCATAATACACGTATTGCAAATCTACCCTTGTTGCCGTAATCATCAAGTGCGTATAACTTGTCACCCAACTTGTATTCGTTTACATCAAGCTCAAATATATTAGATTTTATCTGTATGAAATCATACTTATTTTTTTTAGTGTCAATCAGTTTTCTTACTGGACTAAATTCTATTCTTTCATAATCGAAGACCTTTGTCTTTTCGTAATCTTCAAAATAATCCGAATAAATATCTTTATCGAACTTGAATGTTTTATTTTCTTTATCAACGCTTACAACATTAAACTCTGCTTCACCTTTATTCCAGTTAGAAGGCATATTACGTGACGAGCCAAAGGCGTACACGCGAGTAGCATGTTCGCCTTCACTTTTAGAAGATGTCATATTTACGACATTCTTCCCAAGGATAAAATCTACATTCGTTTCTTCTGCATCTTGACATTTACCGAAATGCACAAAATTATCAGTTACCCACCATTCAGTATCCCATTCTTTCGCAATTTGATTAAGTGCATCAATGTAGTTAGTTGAATTGTAGCTCAATGTTTTTACTTCATCAAGTCCATCATCAATTAAATAAGTGAAATCAGTATCATTATTAAATGTAAAACCTTCAATTTTCAAACATCGTAACAAACACTTTACTTGCCATTCAAGATTTGCAGTTAGCGAGAAATTTGTTTCGCGCGTATTCAATGTGTCTGATTCTGGCTTATATTTATAGATACGCAATTTCCACGCATAGTAATAAGCATCAAGCTTTAATTCATAATCATAACCACCTGTCTTTTCGTTATAGGTAGGATTCTGAATTGTTGTTACGACATACTTCTTTCCTCTCCATTTCGCGAAAGAACCAATTGGAAAATAAATGGGGGTAACAAGCGAGAATTTTAACGTTATACTATCTTCTTTCATCAACTCGCACTTTTCGATACACCCTTCATAAATGGAGGGCATATCATAAAGTAACTCGTTATTAGCATTATAGATTGATATGTTCATAAGTTAATCCTGTCTTGTGGGTTGGGTTCATAGAACTTTATTTGTATCGTGCTAAATTTGTTATTAGTGTAGTCAACAATTTCTGTTACCTCTCTAAATACAAACTTAAAGCCTAATCCTAATTTATTTGCATTGAACTTTATAATTGTCGATGATATTAAATCATTCAGAAATGATTTCCGATTAGACAACATTTCTGAACGTGTTTTCCCCTCAATTACGAAGGATAAAGACAATTCGCGAGATGCAATCTTTATTGGATAGTCTTCTGTTATAACAACTCTATCGCCATGTTCAATCCTACTTGTGTTCTTAACTATTTCCTTTGCTTGCAGGCCTTGCAAGAGCGTTTTATACGCTCCTTTTACAAGACTTGCTCCATAGCACAGAAATAAATCGTTATTATTTATTGTTGCCTGTCCTACCATTGTTATTATATATTTCTCGTGTTCTTTTCTATCTTTTGCAAGCGTTCACTAATAACAAACAATTCATTCGTATTCTTCTCAATGTTAGCAAGATGAGTAACCGAGGTCTTCTGAATATTAATTGATTCATCGTACCAATTGTTTCTTTGCGTTTCGATACTGATAAGCATTAACATTGAATTGTTTACATTGTCAAGTTTTGCTGTATCTAATAGTTGTTGCTCATGAATGCTGTATAGAGCTTCCGTCTGTGCTAATGCACGTCCGCTGAGTTCCTCAATACTTTCTTCACTTGCAGTAGCAAAGCCTTTTTTCTGTTCTCCGCTACTTGCCGCGTTTCCTTGACCAATAGAATTTGCTAAATCTTGACGCTTATGGAAAAAATTATTGCTTGCTTCTGATATTTCTTGTCTGAATTGCTGTGCGTGTGTTTCACTAATCTTTCCACCGTCAGATTTAACGGCTGCTTGATAGCGATTAACGAAATCTTCAGTCCATTTCTTAACTTCATCGCCCATTTGATTTTCAATCAATGCTTTCAACATGTTGTTTTTAAAATCATTGACAAAATCATCTGCGCCTTTGCTCATATCACTTAATGCTGACATAAAGTTCTGGTACATATCATCAAACTTTATACCTGTCAACTTTTCAAGTGTCGTTTGTTGGAAATCTTCCGTGTTCTTCTTGCATTCAAGCAATGTTTCAAGATAGCTTTGCATATCTTTATCCATGCTCCCCCAAAACTCGCCATTTTTTGCGCCTTTAAGAGCAAGCAATTCTTCGTACGAATAATCTCTTAAGTAAAAATCCTTTGCTTGCGTTATGCTCACACCTGCCAAACGAGACCATTCATCATAACCTCCAGCTTTTCTTATTGCTTTGTTATTTTTATAACTGTTTGAATGATGGCCAATCTCGCGGATTTTAAGGTATGTTTGCATCAATTTTTTAGCACTCGTTTCTTCCGATTTATAT